GTGGCAATAACAAGCTTAGTGCCACCACCCTAGCCGTCTTGAAAAGTGACACACCAGTCAGTTCGACTGGTTCATTCACGGCGCGACAGATGTGGTTTGATGATACGTACCTTTACATAGCAATCAACTCAACAACTCTCAGGCGCGTCGCATTACAGGCGTTCTAAATGCTAACTGATCAGAATTTTGTATTATTCGCAGCCAAGCATTACGACAACCCTGAGTGTCACACCACAGAAGAGTTTCATGAAGACCTCAATAAGCTGAAGTATCTGAAGAAGATCTTCAAGAGGTATAGGGACATGGGCGAGATCAACACTCGTTTGACCTTGAATTACATCATAACATTCTACAACTTATTTGGTGTCGACGGCTCTAACAAGATGATGTTCTTCAAGCTGAAGGACTATCATGATGTGTTAAAGCCATTTCTCGTTATGCTCAACTATATGCCAGAGACAATCGACCTCGGCAAAGCACGAATCCGAAGTTCAGACATTACAATGGACCCAAAGATCATAGCAGAACTGAGAAAGATATGATCCCCTTCTCCAATTTCATAGCAGAGTCTGACGACTACTACTATCATGGAACCTCCGATGCTAACGCCGACGAGATCATGAAGCATGGTTTGGACACAAAGAAGTCAGTTTTCAGCGGTAAGACCTATCTGACTAGGAGCTATATGCTCGCAAACAAGTACAGCAAATCTGGAGCTGGTAAACTTGGCACCGTCCTCAAGGTTAAGAAGGACGCATTGAATCCGGATCACACAATTCACCACGATTCGACAGGAGTGATCGAGTACACCGATCACATTCACCCTGATCATATCTCAAAGGTATAAGCACATGAAGACCTTCAAAGAGTACATTGGAGAAGACGTCCCGACCTGTTCAGCCTCAGGCGGAGCAATTGCATCCATCGGTGTCGGAGTCCAAGGTGAGCCACCTGGAAAAAGATCTAAGGTTAACAAAACACTTATGTTCAAACGCAAACCACCTGGGGTTACCAATCTATAAATACCTACGTTGAACGAGCGTATTCTATTTGTCATGCTTTATACAAAGAGGAAGACAAATGGAAAAGTTTCTAAGAGACCTGTTCACAGGTAAAGACAATAAAACTTGGGATCTGGGTAGAGTAATGTGGGCTAGCGGTGTTATCACGTACTTCGCTATGACAATATACTCCCTATACAAAGCCATCCCGGTAGAGCCACTAAATTGGGCAACAGGTTTTGGTGCTATTCTCGCAGCCGGCGGCGCAGCCATTATGCTGAAGCGCCAAGACGAGCCACCACATATTACCCCAACACCAGAGAATGAAGTAGTATAATGCCGGAACCGGAACACACTATTGTTGACTCGATAGTCGCCCTCTGGCCTCTGGGTGCTTCTCTTGTAGCAGGGGTCGCCGGGTGGTTTACCGCGGTGCTCAAGGGCCGAAATGATTTCAAAATAAAGGCCGAGGCGGCATTTACCGAATTGCTCGAGCGTGCGCATAGAACAGAAATTGAGCTTGCGCAGATGCGAGCTGTTTTATCTGCTGCAACTGGTAAGAAGTTTGAAGAAGTGACCCTGGAAATGATCCGCGAGCTGGTTCTGAAACAGGCAATCACATTGAAGGAAATTCAAACCTTCATTTATACGATGCCTCGCCTCGTATGGATCAAGCGCCGTGAGAGCGAAAAAAGCTACCGCATGATTCAAGTCAGCCAAGCCTATGCTGACAAATACCTTGGTGGAGAGGCTGAGTCATACTCCGACAAGTTCGACGACGACCTTTGGCCAGAGGACATTGCCAATGCCTTTGCTGAAAACGATGAACTAGCATACCGCTCAGGCGCGATTGTCGAAATCATTGAAAAGGTGACGTCGCCTAGGACTGGCATTAACGGTGTCTTCATTGGAACGAAATGGTCCTTCCGTCTAGGCAACGATACGTATATTTGCGGCCTGGGTGTTCACGAGGATGCTGCGAAAGTTATTGACGTTACTGAATTTTAAGGGTGTACCTATTTTCGGTTTGGATTATGATGGGGAAATAACCCCAGGACAACTATGTGGCTTGAACGGAAATACACCAGCCTTCTCAGTACTCGTCTAGAACGTTTCAAACTTCGTGGTCACGTCGCGTCGTTTCGCTGTCCCATATGTGGAGACTCGAAGACGAACAAGTATAAGACTAGAGGAACGATAGTTCTTCAGCCTGAAGGTTCGTATTTCTATTGCCACAACTGCCATGCTTCAAAGAAGTTTGGAGATTTCCTTCGCATCATTGATCAAATGATGTTCGATGATTATCTCAAAGAGCATCTGGCGGAGAAATATAGTCAGGCGCCTAAGGTTGATGACTCGGCCTTTGATGCAAAGCCTGAGTTCAAAAAGATTGATGACAAACTAGCTGGGCTCCGAAAGGTGTCTCAGCTAGGTCATGATCATCCAGTTCGAGCATACGTTGAGTCTAGGCGGATTCCTCCTAGTCAACACTATCGGATTTACTACACGCCGAAATTCAAAACCTGGACCAACACTATCATTCCAGGCAAGTTTGATAATGTCGACAAGGATGAGCCGCGCCTAATCCTTCCGTTCTTGGATGCCAACGGAGCATTCTACGGGTTTCAAGGTAGATCGTTCAGACGCAAGATTGACCCGAGGTATCGGTACATCACCATCATGGCTGATCCTGAGAGACCTAAAGTCTTCGGGCTAGATGCGGTAAATCTCAAGAAGCCATACCGAGTAGTCGAAGGCCCGATTGACTCTCTGTTCGTGAAGAACTGCATTGCTACGGCTGGTGGAAAGCTTCAGGCCGAGCTTGCTAAGATGCATGCTGACCCCAAGCTGGGAACCGTCATCTACGACAATGAGCCACGGAACGAAGCCGTGGTCAAGAACATTGAAGGAGCCATCGAGGATGGTTTCAATGTTGTCATTTGGCCGGAGTCTCTGACTCTCAAAGACGTTAACGACATGGTTTTGGCAGGAATTGATCCTGAGGCCATGATCACCGATCATACATATTCAGCACTCCGAGCAAAGCTCGAATTACAAAGATGGAGAAAAACTTGACCCTTGCATATTCTGAACCGACTGTGAAACTTAAGGCCTGGACGCAATCCGATGAAGAGTTTGGGGTTGATGCCGAAGATCTAGTCGCGTACGTTGCAAGGGTTAGCAACCCGACCAACCAAATGAATTTCGAGACTTCGGATAAGCTGCTTGGGTATCTCATTCGTAACGCACATTGGTCTCCACTTGAAATGGTCAACATCATGATGGAGATTGAAACCACCCGTGACATCGCCCGTCAAATCCTGCGGCATCGCTCTTTCACGTTCCAAGAATTCTCCCAACGCTATGCAAACCCTACAGCTGACACCGCCGGCCTCGGGTTTGTTCTTAGGCAACCACGCTTGCAAGATACTAAAAACAGGCAGAACTCGATTGAAGGTGTCGACGGTGCCACGGCTTTCCTTTGGGATGCGGCCCAGCGCCGGGTTCTTGATGCTGCCCAGGAAGCATATATTTGGGCGACCGAGAATGGAATTGCGTTGGAGCAAGCCAGAGTGGTTCTGCCTGAAGGGCTGACCAAATCACGCCTATACATGAACGGTTCACTGCGAAGCTGGATCCATTATGTCGCCCTGCGTGAGGCCAATGGTACACAGAAAGAGCACCGCGATATTGCTATCCTGGCCAAGGAGCAGATGTTCAAAAAGTATCCATTTGTTGAAAAGGCCTGGCCCGTAATCGTCGAACAGCTACACGCTGCTGGGGTGATTAAAGAGCTTCGGGCCCAACTACTTGAGGCTGAAGCCGAGATCGGGTATCTCGAAAATCAGCTGTACGACGAGCGCATGAACCGCGAAATCGAGCAATAATCAAAACCAATATCAACTACTTAACTTCTAGAAATTGGCAGCCAGGTGGTTGCACATAGGAAACGAATGTCAATCATCAGTATTACTAAAAGAAACGGCCAAAAAGAGCCTCTTAATATTGCCAAAATCCACAGGGTTGTTTCCTGGGCATGTGAGGACATAGCTGGGGTTTCTGCTTCCGAACTGGAGATCCAGTCGCAACTCAAGTTCAACAACAACATGTCTAGTGCAGACATTCAAGAGACTCTGATTCAAGCCGCGGCTAACCTGATTAGCATCGAGTCTCCAGGTTATCAGTACGTTGCCAGTCGCCTGATCAACTATCACCTTCGCAAACAAGTCTATGCACAACCACACCCCGGTAGTCTAGCCGATCTTCTACGGAGAAACATCAAGGCTGGTATCTACACGGCCGAGTATCTAGAATGGTACACTGATGAAGAGATCGACCAAATCGATTCGTTCATCAATCATGATCGAGATTTCAACATTGCCTATGCCGGGATGGAACAGTTCCGAGGCAAGTATCTGGTCAAGGATCGGACAACCGGCCAGATCTTTGAAACGCCTCAGATGACATACGTCTTGATCGCTGCTGCCCTGTTCCATAGTTACCCCAAAGAGACCCGTCTCAAATGGGTAAAGGACTACTATGATGCAACCTCTAGGTTCGACATCTCTTTGCCGACTCCGATCATGGCAGGCCTCAGGACCCCGCAGAAGCAGTTCAGCTCGTGCGTCCTGATCGACTCGGACGATTCGCTTGACTCCATCATCGCCACGACTGGCGCCGTGGTCAAGTATGTCTCCAAGAAGGCTGGCATCGGTATCAACGGCGGCCGGATCCGTGCTGAGAAGTCCAAGGTGCGGAACGGTGACACCGCCACAACTGGACCGCGTGGCTATTGGAGATTGTTCCAAGATGCAACCAAGTCTTGTTCTCAGGGCGGAGTTCGCGGTGGAGCAGCAACTCTCTATTGGCCTGCTTGGCACCTAGACTTCGAAGACCTCATCGTCGTAAAGAACGGTAAGGGCACTGAGTTCAATCGTATCCGCCAAATGGATTACGGTGTTCAATTTAACAAGCTCATGTACGAACGCCTACTGACTGGTGGGGACATCACGCTCTTCTCACCTCACGAAGTTCCAGGCCTATACGAAGCCTTCTTTAAGGACCAAGACAAGTTTAAGGAGATCTACGAAGCGGCCGAGCGTTCTACCAAGTTCCGTAAGAAGACGATCAAAGCTTCTGAGCTCTTCTCCATGTTCATGACTGAACGCAAGGAGACCGGTCGAGTCTACTTCATGAACGTCGATCACTGCAACGAGCATAGCTCGTTCATCACCGAGATGGCAGCGATCTACATGTCGAACCTGTGCACTGAGATCACACTACCGACCAAACCATTGGATGACCTGAAAGATCCGCTCGGTGAAATCGCTTTGTGCACCCTTTCGGCCAACAACCTCGGTCGCATCAACAAGGACTTCAAAGGCCTCGAGCGGATCGCAGATCTAACGGTTCGCGGATTGGATGCTCTCCTCTCATACCAAGACTATCCGGTTCCTGCAGCTGAATGGGCCACGATGTATCGTCGTCCTCTCGGTATCGGTTTGATCAATCTGGCCTACTGGATGGCCAAGAACGACATGACTTACACAGATCCAGATCTCGAGAAGATCGACGAACTGGTCGAGGCCTGGTCCTACTATTTGATCAAAGCCTCTGTGGACCTGGCAGAAGAGTTCGGTCCGTGCCCAGGTTGGAAGGAGACCAAATACTCTCTCGGCATCACGCCTAACATGACCTATAAGAAAGCGGTCGATGAGTTGGTGCCTCACAAGGAACGTATGCCTTGGGGTCCACTGCGTGAACGCATGCAAATCGTCGGTATCCGTAACTCAACCCTCATGGCCCAGATGCCGGCCGAAACGTCTGCACAGACCAGCAACTCGACCAACGGCTTGAACCCGGTTCCTGAGCTGGTTACGGTCAAGAAATCTAAAGATGGTGTTCTAGCTCAAGTTGTTCCTGAGGTTACTCGCCTGAAGAACCGCTACGAACTCAAGTGGACTATGAAGTCGCCACAAGGTTACCTGAAAGTAATGGCCGTATTCCAGAAATACATTGACCAGGCCATGTCGATTAACACGCCGTATAATCCGGCCTTCTATGAAAATGAAGAGATCCCAATGTCTGTACTGATTGGTGACATGCTCTTCATGTATAAGTACGGTCTCAAGACAGGCTATTATTTTGAAACCCATGACGGTGCTGGTGAAGAGGAAGCAGTTCCTACCGAAACAGTGTCCGATGAAGATGAAGAAGAATGCTCAGCATGCGTACTATAAAGAAACACCACACCGACAAGATGATGTTCTTGGACGGCCCAGTTGAAATCTCGCGTTACGATGTCGTTAAGTATCCGTTCCTCGACAAGCTAACCCAGAAGCAGCTTGGGTTCTTCTGGCGTCCAGAGAAAACGGACATTACACAGGATCAGAAGGAATTCAAAGGCCTGACGCTCGGAGAGCAGCACATCTTTACCTCCAACCTGAAGCGCCAGATCGTCCTCGACACTAAACAGGGGTCCGCTCCAGCTACTATTCTCGGGCCGCTCGTCTCTCTACCGGAACTCGAGACGTGGATCATGACCTGGACCTTCTTCGAGACTATCCATTCGAGGTCGTACACTCACATCATCCGCAACATTTATCCGAAGCCGTCTGAGGTGTTCGATACGATCATGGACATTCCAGAGATCGCCGAATGTGCTGCTGACATCGGCAAGTACTACGAGCGCCTCGAAAAGTTGACTGCTTATCGGATCGGCCATAAGGTCTCCGATCGTGATCGGTACGAACTGAAGAAAGCACTATGGCTCTGCCTGAACGCTATCAATGCCCTCGAGGGTATCCGGTTCTATGTCTCGTTCGCTTGCTCGTGGGCCTTCGCCGAGATGAAGAAGATGGAGGGCAATGCCAAGATCATCAAAGAGATCGCACGTGATGAGAATCTCCATCTGGCATCGACCCAGCAGATCCTGAAGATCCTGCCAAAGGATGACCCTGACTTCGTCCAGATCGCCGAGGAGTGCGCCCCAGAGGTTCTCCAAATGTTCATGGACGTGATCAACCAGGAAAAAACCTGGGCCAAGTTCCTCTTCACGAAGGGCTCCATGATCGGCCTGAACGAAGAGATCATGTGTGACTACGTGGATTACATCGGCAACAAGCGGATGCGGGCCATCGGCATCGAGTCTCCCTTCAAGAGTGGTCCTAACCCGTTGCCATGGACCCAAAAGTGGATCGCCGGAGCTGACGTTCAGGTCGCACCACAGGAGACTGAAGTCGAGGCGTACATTGAAGGCGGCGTCAAGCAAGACCTGAAAGACGACTCGTTCGCTGGATTTTCTCTTTGATACATAGGTTCATGGGACAGTGATTTCCAGAACAACGACTTAGGGTAACCCGCAATGATTAATAAGCTAACAGTTTTCACGTGTACAGGCTGCGATGCAGAATTCGGCATCATTCCACATACTGATTTCGAAGAAGAAGATGTAACCTTCTGCCCAATGTGTGGTGATCCAGTAGAATCAGACGCCGACCTGGACACCCTCTACACTGATGAAGATGAAGACGACTAAGAACTAAGACCTGGTGGTCCACATAAATACCCTAAGAAGATTAGGAGTTGTTTATGTGGACCTATCAGGGTGAACCATTCGATCCAGAAGAAGCAAAAAATTGGTTCGGATGTGTGTACATAATTAAAAATCTAAGCAATAATAGACAATACATAGGACGAAAGTGTTTCACAGCGGCTGGCCGTAAGACTGTGAAAGGCAAAGTCAAGAAGATCCGCAAGGATTCTGATTGGCTCACCTACTATGGAAGCTCCGATGAGCTTAAAGCCGATATCGAAAGACTAGGCAAAGACAAATTCACCAGAGAAATCGTCAAGCTGGTTAAGACCCGCGGCGAATTGAACTACTGGGAAACCAAGTACATCATAGACGCAGAGGCCATTCTGAGGTCATCGTACTACAATGCTTGGTTCTCTGCTAAGATTCATTCTGGTCACGTAAAGTCACTTTGGATTGACGACAAGGAACCTGATGACAAAAGACCAGATGGGCAAGATGCTGGAGCTGGAATCTAAGGGGTGGGAGACCATCTACTTTCCCAATGCGCCTGGTTACATGTTCGAAATTTTTGGTGGTGATCAATTCATGATGAGCGAGAATCGTAACATCATCATGGTCACCGGAGCCGGTGAAGTTTACTATCCGAAGTGGACACCTCGAGAAGAACCTAACAATCATTGATAATGGAGAAGACCTATGGGTAAAAAAATCATGCGTAAGGGCTACGGCGGATCCAAGAAGATCCACAGCACCGTGGCTCGGTCCACTGTTGTTGCGGCGAACGCTGCTCGCAGTTCGCTGGACAAACTGGCAGGCGTTCACGCTGCCTGGAAGGCTGGCCAAAATCCTTGGCTGACGGTGGATAATA